ATACCTTGTATGCCTTGTGCGCCTTGCGGTATAGCAAAGTTAAACACAGCATTTGATGATGTACCACTATTAGTAACATTTGCGTTACTACCAGCCGCACCTGTCGTTGTCGTGCCAACTGCAATAGTAGCCGCCGCACCCGTTGCGCCTGTTGCGCCTGTTGCGCCTGTAGAACCTGTTGCGCCTGTATCGCCCTTAATATTTCTATCAATGGTAATTGTTTGATTTGCTTGCGGTGTAACGACTAGCGTTACATCATTGCCTGATGCTTTTTCAATTTTAATGTCCATTAGTTTGTCACCCCATCACTACGCACCAAGAATAGTAAAAAAACAATGCTGTCTTGGGCTGGTGTTGAACCTGATGCGGGAAAACTAATTTTAATGCGACCACTAAAACCTGCTGGATTTAATGCGCTAATATCTAATTGCGTGTCTGTTGCTATTAATGACCATGCAGAATCGTCAATTGTTAGCGTGAATTTGCCTGTTGCATCAACACGATTGCTAACAGTCAAAGCAATAGCCGTTGGCGTTGACACAGTATAATCAGCAATGTCAAATGTTAAGCCATAGCGTGTATCTTGAATATTGGATAATTGTCTGCGAATGATTGAAGCATCTATTGTTGCACCAGTTAAATTAATTGGTGTTCCGTCTGATGCTTGCATAGTTAAATTCCAAAATGTTTTTTGGTTATAAACTAACTCGCCAGCAATGATAGGATTGTCAAACCCCGAAACCTGCGTAAGTGTGTTTTTATTAAAGACTGCCATTTGGTTTCCCTCACTAGGTAAAAATAACGCTTTGATGTACTCACCAAAAGCGGAAATGTCTTGTCTTATATATAGATTGTATATTACTTTACTGTAATTTTGTATCTACAATCCAAAATTTTCTTCCGCCATAGTAATTTTTGTTGTGCCAAGAATCAATTGTTTTTAAAATTACTTTTGTCTTGTCATTACAAATTAAAGTGTATTTAATAAAATCATTTCCATTTAAATCTGCATCGTCATATCTTTTAAAACTACTTCCTAGTTCTTTTTCAATTAAACTAACAGAAGGCAAACTTCCATATTCATTAAATATTCCACAATGCTTGTTGTTTACATCTAAATTTTTAATATTAAATTCAATATCATAATCATAACGATTAACAGCAGTTTCCAAAGCCAAATATTTAGTTTGGGATAAAGCGCAATTTAAATCTTGTTGCCAATTTTTTATGTTATATAAAACACCAAAATGAATTATTAAATCGTAATATTCTTTTAAATTCCATCTTTCATCTTGATTTAAACAAATTATTTTTGCATCTGAACACTTACCCTTAATTACATCTAAAAAATCAATTCTAGCATCAGCAAATGTGACATCTGCCCCTAAATCTTTTAAATACAATCCTATATTTCCATACCCACATCCTAGTTCAAGTATTTTTTTACCTTTAAACCAATCAACACCAAAAATTTGTTCTAGTTTGCATACCCTTAAAAGCCGCCATTGATTGTAATAATCGCCAAAAATGTTATTAGGCTCAATAAGTATGTTTTTATTCATCGCTCAAAAATCCGAAAACAATTGTTTTGTAATTTAACAACCCTTGTACCGTTGAAACAGCGTGCTGATTTGATGTATCCAACAAAAACATATCGCCAATTTCTAATTCTACGGGTTTGCCGTTAAAAATAATTTGCCCTCCAGTTTGTGGTTTCTGTAACATTATGTTGCATCTTAAATGTTTGTAACCGTTTACAGTTGGGTCTGTATGTTCTATAACGTATCCGCCAATAAAAATTTCGTTAACAAAATCTTTATATATGGGTTCTACAAATTTTGCGTTTGTTAAATTAGAACATTTTTGTCTTATCAAATTTACACATTTAGGATGATTGTTTAACTCATCTAAAAAACTAAAAAACCCATACCGACCCAATGAAGTGTGACGATATAGGTTCTGCGTTTCTGACCAAATCAATAATTCTCTGATTGTTTCTTTATCAATAAATGACTTGATTAGCATCTTGCAAATCTGCTGGTTTGATTGGAATTAATTGGCAACTATTAGTTTCTGTTTGGAAATACCAATAAGTAGAATTTACATCTTCTGCACATATAAACCAATACAATGGCGATGCTACTTCAAAAGATTGTTCTGTCACTTCGGCAATACGCACTCCAATTAAAGTGCCGTCATAAGAATAAACTAATTCATTCGGACTAATTAATGCTTGTTTCATAATAACTCCTAATATTCAATAATAATAACACCAGATGCTCCGCTACCGCCCGTGCCAGTTGCACCATATCCGCCGCCGCCGCCACCGCCATAAACAATTCCCGATGGTGCTGCACCACCTGAACTTCCAGCCCCCCCACCTACTCCCATTGCTAAAGCCGAACCGCCGCCAGCATTATTACCACTAAAACCAGTAAAATTAATAGTTCCGCCAGAACCTGTGCCGCCAGTTCCTTGAGTGCCACCAGTTGTTCCATTTCCGCCACCTGTTGCCGAAACATAAGCACCAAAAGATGTTGTACCTCCTGCGCCTCCAACAGTTGCCGCTACAGTATTTCCAATTATTAAACCGCTAATTATTTCAATTGATGCACCACCGCCACCTCCAGCACCGCCATAATAATTCGTCGTGTATGCGGTAATGCCAGTTGCGCCGTTTCCGCCACCGCCAACCACAGTTACTTTAAGTTTAGTTGCAGGAATAGAATAAGCCGCATTAGTTGTGGTTAAAACAACCATATTGCTAAAACCGCCTACGGGTGGGGCAACCCATGTTGGGGCTGATGCGCCATTTGATTGAAGCAATTGCCCTGATGTTCCTGCCGCAGTATAAGCGTGTGCCGTGCCTGTTCCGTAACCTACACCGCCGTTTGTAGCGGTTGCGCTTGAGTTAGTTCCGCCGTTAGCAATAGGAGTAAGTCCTGATAACCCAGTTACCGCATCAAGTTGACCAGATGTATTTACCTTGTTTGCTAATTGACTTAAGTTCCATGCTTGTGTCATTTTTTATCTCCTATGCCGCACCAGCACGTGCGAACGATTGCTGTAGTAAAACAGTTGATGAATTTGTAGGTGAATTTGCTAATGTATAAGCGTTAGTTGATGTTGTGTAATCTACAGTTTGATTTAAAAAACATCCGTTAGCAAACAAATCAAATCCTGCGGCTGATGAATAAGTAACAGAATACAATGTTTGAGCAATAATTGTAAATGCTAATGAATTTGCAACTGAACCAACGGGTTGATTTAGATTGCTATTGTTTAACTGAATCATAGTCATTTTGCCAGTTGCAGTTGCAGGAAAATTAGTTAATGCCCCACTAATAATATCGTAATCTTGCTCGGTAATTGATGCCCCATTCATATAAAGCAATTCAAATCCGCTATATACAGCCCATGTAGTTGGTGTATAAGTTGTCGCAGATGTTAAATCAAAATCCCATCTACTAAAAGCAGGGTAAGAAGCAGAAGCCGCACGATACAAATAAATACTTGCACCAGCAGTTACTCCTGTAACAGTTGTACTGAATGTAATTGTGCGAGTTGTATAATTAACAGCAGTTACAGTATATTGAGTTGGTGTGCCTGTATTAGCAAATGTAATTATATCGCCCACGTTAATGTATTGATAAGGCATTTGTGTTGTAGTCCAAACAGCAGTATTTGTTGAGGTGGATGCTACTTTTAAATATGTATCTGAATAATAAATGCCAGATGAAACTGCACGCATTGATATAACGCTAATAATGTCATTTACTGCCGCACCTGTGGTTAACGTAAATGTAGTAGATGTTTCCGTATAATCGCTTGTTGGCACAAGCAGAATTCCGTTTCTATAAATTAAATCTTGTCCTGTAATATAACCAGCCACTCTAGCGGAAGGAGTAAATACAGTTTGACCAGCAGTTGCAGTAATGTTTTGAAAACTAAAATAAAAATTATCGGGAGTTGTAAACCCTACAATACGACCATATCTGTCAATTGTTAACGTGGCTACAGTTGTTGTTAATAAACTGTTAGCAGGAATTTGCGGCAACACTTCACCAAGAAGCGCAGTAACTCTGCCATCGTTTGTATTGGTAACATTTAATGTCCCTGTTGCAGGAGTACCTGTAATAAAGCCTTGTTGTATAACTTGACCAGTAGAATGGTCTAAATCAATTGCATTTGCATAAGTGTTTGGTGCGGCGGCGGCTGGGTCTAAAGCAGACCATAACCTAACATCATAAATTGTAGTTGTGCTTGGCACAAATACCCCTTGCGTGGATGACCCCCCAGCATATTGGGCAAAATCAGTATTAAAGCCAAACCTGCGATTGCTATAATTAATATAAACAAGATATTTGTTTGTTCCAAATGTAGGATTTGCTAAATACCATTTATAATCACTTGCGGTTGTAGATGCGGCTAAAGGTGTTGACGATGTGTTTGTTTGTTCTAACAAGCCAAAATAACTTTTATTAGTTGGGCTTAATGAAAAGCCTGTACCAGTTATACTATCTGCATACGCAACACTTAACCAACGATTGCTAAACTGAAAGGTAGTTGGTCGCCATTGCAATACTGTGGATGCAAGACTAAAAGAAGATGATGCAATTGCATTAACCATGCGACTAAAAAAATACCAATTGCCAGCAGGTATATTAAATAACTGAACGGCTGGCATAGCAAAGTTTGTAGTATATGGGTCACCGTTTGGATTTACTGCTGTAGTGCCAGCAAATACACGCTGTGCATCAGTAGGAAATTGAAAGGCGGAATACCATACTTCTGCATATTGTGTAATGCCAGAACTTGATGACGTAACATTTACATTAAATGCAGGATTTGCGGCATTAGGTAAAGTATTGGAAACAGTAGGAACTGGAATAGAACCAAAAACTGATGGGCTACCAATCCCTGTATTTGGCGAGGGTGTAAATTGTGTTACGTTGTAATCATCATAAACAGTCGCATTATATTCCATTAAAGATAAAGTTGCGGTGACCTGCCCAGTATTACTAAACTTTTCTATAACTTTACTAATTCTAAAAGGCTTGTCTGTCCAACCATAATTAACGTTTGTCATTGTAACTACATCACCTGCTTCTAATTGCAAGCCAACATAATTAATTTCCACAGATATTTGCAAATCTTCACGTGCGGCTTTAAGCATACGATTAGCAATATATTGTGCAGTAATACTATTGTTAACCAAATATAAACTTAAAGATTGTTTATTTACTGGCTCATTTGGAAATAACAAGGCTGGATTTAAAACTGCTAAATCAAATGAAGCACTATTAAAAGAATCTTTTGCCGTTCCATCTGGAAATTTAACTTCAATAATATTAAAACTATTAGACAAATCAATTGGTGTAACAGTAATAGCCGATATCATATTGCTATCATTAATATTCATTACAGTTGCCGTAGAATTGGTTTGTACAATTACACCCCACAATCCAGTAATTTCATTATATTTAACAAGACAATCACAACAATCAGACATATTTTGTATTAACTGCATAAGTTTTTGATTGGTATCTAAAACTCCATTAAATTCAAATCTTTTTATTGTATTGGAACCTCCTGCATAAGGGGTATAGGTAATTGTTTGGTTGGAATATGTATTTAACGCAGTAAGTGATGTCGTATCTATATTGGCTAATGGAATAGCCGCACCGTATCTTTCGGATGTTAAAAAGTCTAAGAAACAATCCCCAGGCACTTTTCTTGAATTAGTAATTTGAAAGCGTGTTTGATTTAAACTTACCAAGTTTCTTGATTGACTATATTTAATATGGACAATTGCAAAAGCACAATTAGACATTAAATTAGAGCCGGGCCACGTCCAAATAAGACCGCTTGATGACATTACTGAAATTGCATTTGTACTACTATTGGCAGGATTTACTGAACCGTTTTTGTAAAGCCAAATATCCATGTAACCTGTTACATCTTGAATATTGCCTGTGCTTTCATCTTGCAACCCTGTTACCTTATAAAGTTCACCTGCAGTTGTGCTAAATATAACTTTTTTGCCGCCCCAGTAAATATTGCCAAATGTAATTGTATCTGGAGTTCCGCCACTTTCTGTATTGGTAACTTCGCTTAATGCCAATACCCAATAAATGTCTTGATTGTTTGATGAAATAGATAAGTCAGTAACAATACCACCAACGTAAGCAGTACCATAAACAACAGGTAATTTGTTATCACCAGCAGGAGGTAATTGTTGACGATTGCCGGGGTTTGGTTGGTTGTTAGAACCATTTGGAATATCAGGAGCAAATAATTTAGATACAATTGTGGATACAACCATATTAATGGCAAAAGCCACCGCAGTTGCTACCCAACCCTCTAATCCTAAAACTGCCGCCCCAGCAATAATAGACCCAATGGCTTCTGCAGGCATTGAAAAAGAAAACCAAATTAAGCAAAGTAAAATAAATCTAATCATTATTCATCCAACTTTCCTCAATCTTGGTAAACCCGTATTTTTGGTAGTTTATATTTGGGCTGGTAGTCATTTTTGCCATTGTATAAAGACTTATTTTGCCATTATCTTTTAACTGCTTTGCATAATCTATGTATGTTCTAAATAGTCTGTATCCTGTTAATGATGATGTGCTTCTATGCTCGGGTTTAACATACCAAGCAAGTTCATATAAGGCTATTTTTGTATCATCCCATATTGTTGGAAGCATAACACCCATAATCATTCCTATGTTATCAGCAATAAATATAATGCCTTGCCCAGCAATTATTCTGTCCAAAAGCCCATTAATATATTCATCGTTTTCCAATTCCTTGTATTGTTGAATTGGACTTTCATTCCTAAACATCCGCAACATTTCCACAATTTGCGGCTTGTCAAATTTGTTGGCTTTTCTAACCATTAGGAATTTGCCGGTGCATCTTTGCCAAACTGGTAATTAATGGTCTCAATAAAATTAACACGGTTCATTGAGGTATCACCAGCATTAAAAAACTGCCAAGCATTGTTATTGGTATAACGACCTGCTGTTCTGTTTTGCAGAATAATTTGTATGCTAGAAGCACTTACTGTAATTATGCCTACAAAACTTCTTAAATCTTCCATCCATTGTTCTGAAATAGAAAATGAATTAATGTAACCTGTAAAGAATTTATAAAGACCACCAGTACCGCCTGTTGTTATTAATGCGTTGTTAGTATCAAAAAATCCATGCCACATTTCAATTAAACAACCTTTAACATTGGTATTTAAAACAAGTCCAAGCATGGCTGTATCAATGCCAACAAGTGTTATGGATGTTTCATTAGAGGTTGATTTAATATCTCTTTGCACATCGTTTACTTTTACCAATACTCCAAGACCAGTAAATGGTTGTGAATCCACCGCAGTTACAGTAAGTGCGCTTGGTGTAGTGGCAAACCTATAAACATCCGTAGCAGTAGTTATGCGAACAAAGTCCGCCATTCTAATATTGTTAGTGTTAACAACTGGGGTAATAATATTCATTATAAAACCGCCTCAAAGCCTTTAAAACTGCCTGACCAACTAATAAAACTATCATTAGTCATAGGCACAAGATTATAGTTTGGATATTCACGCAAAATAACAGGAAATGTTACCCCTGTATAAGTTCCACCGCCCAATGCAATTGTAGTTCCAAATTGACCAATAACACATTGAACCGTAGATGTTAATGTGGAAATTAGACTTCTATGCACAGGAATATTAACTGTTGCCCCAGCCCCTCTTAATACATCTGCTGTTGCAATATAAGCGTATCTTCCTACCTGACAAAAATCGCCAGTTTTAACAATGACTGTGGTTGCTGTAATGCCGCCGCCAATCGCTGGTAAAGAGCCTAGAACAAGAGTTTTATTTGCACTTGATGTCTGCCATAAGCAAGCACCAATTTGTGCGCTAGACAGGTCGCCTTGATACTTAATATAGTTTGTCCAGCCTGTTGAGCCAAAGTTTAAATATTGTTCTGTGGCTTTATCTGCTACTCTTAACTCTGATAATAAGGTTCGGTTTTGTGAGTACAACAAATAATTCATTGGTTTCATTTCAAAAGCAAATGGCTGAACTGTAAGTATTTCAGATGTTGAAATTCTTTGATTTCGGCTTACCATTTGACCTACAAATTTTTGGTCATTAATGCCAACGGTTTCCGCTATGCTTAATATTGTATTTAATGGCATATTGTATCCTTACCTAGACATTGGCAAACTGCGACCTGCGCTTTGATTTGCCGCCCAAATGGTTTGTTTGTTTTGAATTAAAAACTGTGTTGCACTTTGCGTGTCAATAGCATTCATGTTTTGTATAACAGTACCATTATAAACTGTTTGTGGTTGACTGCCGTAACTGCCTATTTGATTGTTAGGTATAACTGTTCCGCCACCTTTATTTGGAATAAACATCTCTGGACCATTTTCACCAACAATAGTAGGACCATCAATTTCGCCACCAGCGGCGGCATAACCTACAGAACCTCCAGCCAAGTCTGTTGCGCCAAGTCCTCCAGCACTACCAACAGGCGATGCAAATTTGCCTTTAAAAAATCCTATTGCCATCATTACCAATTGCATTGCTTGCATTTTTAAAATCATAGCCATAATACTTTTAATAACGCTTTTAGCAAAATCCGCAAATTTTAGTTTTCCAGTTTCTACAAAGTTATCAATCATTGTTGACATGCCTGTAGAAAATGTCTGAAAGGCTTCAGCACCAACTTGGGCATAATTTTTAGCATTATAAGCATACTCTCTAAAGGCTTGTTTCCATCCCTCTACAAAACTACCTCGTCTTTCTTCTTCTGCGGTCATTAACTCTGCCCTGCGCTGACTAAGTTCTTCCTCTTGCTTAATTTGGGCTCTAATCCTAGCCGCCTCAGCCTCATAAGCACCGCCAAAACCTAGAGAATTTTTAGCATCTACAATTTGTTGTTCCAAAGTAAGTATTTTTTGTTTACTAGTTAATGTTTCTTCTGCCATTTTTACTTCGTATGAATTCATTTTATATTTATTGGCATCTAATGCGGCTTGTTCCAATTGAATTTCATAAGCCATTTTTTCAAATTTAGTTTTTTCGCCAATCATTCTTATTTCTTTTGCTCGTTCCGCATTAAGTTTAATAATCGCATCATCTTTACGAATATCGGCTTGTTCTTTTTCTAATTTATATGTGGCTTGTATTGCTCCACGTTCAGCCTCGCTAAGTTCTTTCCCTTTGCTTAAACTTTGGATGCGCTTATCTTCAATCTTTGCTATTTCTTCTTTATTTTTAAGTTCAATTTCTATTAAATCACTACTCCATTTACTTGTATCAAGACTTGCAATTTCATTTGCTGTGCGTTTTCTTTCAATATCAAACAATTCTTTTGCTAAATTTAGTCTTGATTCTGCGGCTTGTATTTTTACACGATTAGCATTTGCTTCGTCTTGTTGCGCCTTTTTTTGTTCGGGAGTAAGTTCTGCATCACCAACTGCAGGTGCATTTTCATTACTACTTTCAAAAGACTTCATAGCAATATTATAAGCAATTACTCCAGCCGCTAATTGCGCCAACCCTTTTGGTCCTTGCATAGCAGTAATTGCCGCTGTAGTTGTTCGCATTGTTTGTAATAAAGTAACAAATTCCTTTAGTACAACAAGGGTTCGCATTAAACCACCAACGACTACATAAGACCCAATACCAATAAGCAATGCTTTAAATTGGTCAATAGAAACCAATCCGCCTTTTGCAAATGGACTTATCATATCCGCAAAAGCAATTTTTAAATTATCCAATGTGGTTTTTAGGTTGTCAGATACTTCTGCGGCACGCTTAATTGATACTTCATAGTTTTTATACTCTGCCATAGACATATGCAGTTTTTCTGCAACTTCCTCTACAGCAATACCAACCCCTTGCTTGCCCAGCATTTCCTTAAGCATTTTTACTTTTTGGTAACTATTATCCGAACCATTAGCCAAAGCATCAAAAATACGAGTAATGGCTTGCTCGTTAGACATGGAACTTAGTTCTTTAAATGAAATACCAAGTTGTTCAAACTGTGCAATTGTGGCTTCGTTACCTTTTTGTGCATCCGCTATTTTTCCAAATAACGTAGTCATCATTTTAGCGGCACCCTCTGCATTACCGCCTGATGTGGCTATTGCATCTCTAAACTGTAGTGTCTTGGCAATGCTAATATCAAAGCCTCTAGACAAATCATTTATTTCATTTGAAAATGCTAATGTTTGTTGAATTAATGCACCCATACCAAGTGCGCCAATACCAAAAGCACCGCCAAGTTCTTTTAATCTTTGCCCAACTTGTTTCGCACCACCAGCAAGGTCATTTAAAGATTTTTGTAAATCCTTTGCCTGTTGCTTGGCTTTAGCGGTTGCCGAGTCCCATCCAATGGTAACTAGCCCTAACTTAACTGATAATGAACCGACTACCATAATTATTCCTTCGCATATTTACCCATTGATAACTCATACCATAATGACTTAGCAAGATTATCCACTATATTTTGATAATTAGATTCTAATGCTGGTCTCATAAATGGATGTGCACCATTAGCCGCAGTACCAAATTCTGAATTTTTTAAATGGTCATTACCAAATTCTTGTGAAATTGGCACTTGTTTAAGATTGGATTTAGTGGTTTTAAACTTGCCATTTTTTCCAAGTGTAGTATTTACCACCGTGTCCTCACGAACAGCACTCACAGTTACACGAGCCATATACATCTCGCCTTGATATGACTTTGATGTTTTATCTCGTGCTTTTGGTTTGTGAATTGCTAAATAGATATTGTCACGCAACTGACCTGTGCGGACTGGGGCTAGCCCTTTTGCGGTAGCCAAAACTGGTGCCATAGCGGAACCTAAGGCATTGCGCCAAATTTTATTGGTTTTACCTTGCCCAATTTCCTGTGCAAGTTCATCCATGCGCTTAAAAAGGTCCTCAAACCCCTCGACTTTAATATCATCCATCTTTCTTTTTAAACCTTTCCATATTAAACCCATGCGCTTGTGTCATAAAGGTTAGCAAACTTTCGTTTACTTTATCCTCTTGCGGAAGTTCTAAATCAGGATTAACTGAATACTCGTGAATCCATGGGAATATTTGGTCAGGTTTATAAGACGGTGAGCCTGATGCTCTTAAATAATTAAATATACCAGCAGTTAATGGGGCAAGTGCATCAAAAACCCCTTTATTTCCAAGCATACCATCTGCAAACATAACTTGTATTTCACTAAATAGTTCCTCGTCAAGCGTATTTATGTATTGTTCTGTATGCCCGTTAAACACCATTGCGGCAACCACTTGGCTCCGCATAGACCGCCTTAGTTTTTTTTTGCGGTGGTATAGTCAGGTTTAACTGCCTGTTCAATCTTTTCTACTATCAGTTTAATAATGGCTTCTGGAAATTCCTCACCAATTTCTTCAAAACTTTCATTAACTGGCTCGCCAGTTTCTGATTGTAGCAAATGGAAATATTCCTCAACTTTAAGTTCATACATAGCGGTCAAGGTAGCCATTTGATGCATGCTAGTGCCGTCTAAAATAATATCTGTATCTGTTACCC